CTTCGTCGATCCTTTGAGTCTTATGATGACTTTGCTAAGAGCGCGGAGAACCTCGAACTTCTCGATGAAATGGTCGATCTGATCAAAGCCGAGGGGTATGACGGAATCACTTATAGAAACCTTGCTGAGAAGGTTGACTGGGAGAAAGGCGGAAGCGCGTTTATTGTCTTTGAGCCCACACAGATCAAGTCAGCCACGGGTAACATCGGCACCTTCGACCCGACCGACCCATCGATACTCAAGGGCATCGGAGTGGGTGCTGCAGTCCCTGCTGCTGCCGCTGTACGGTCACAGCGACAAGAGGAAGAGGGTAACCCACTCTCAGAGCCTCCAGAGTACGAGCCCATGTCCTACGAGGGCGGATATAGCCAAGCAATCGACTTCTCAGAGACTGCTGCGCTTGTGGGGAAGATGATTGGACTGAGCAATGAAGCACAGGACCTTTATACACAAATGGGCCTGATTGAAGCTGAGTATGCAAGCCTTAACGAAGAGGACAAGATCGGTAAGCGTGGTAAGCTACTGGCCGAGTGGTATGATGACTCAGCAGATAAATTTTCCGAAGCGGGTAGGCAACTCGATGAGTCTGAGTATGATCGGTATCTGATGGGCTCGGACACGTATTATGACACTGACCCCAAGGGCATTCAGGGCTACGATGACGTTCGTTTGTTCGTAAACACGGGATATTCGGGCGATCCGATGCTTTTGGACGCTGATTTACGCACTTCTCAGGAAAATAAACAACGTAAGAGACTGAAGGAAACCATTGGAAACGGTGGTCCAATGTTAGATATGTTTGGTAAATCTGGAGATTTGAATCGTTATTTGTATCAAAAAGCTAAGTTTTTTGAGCATCCTGTACAGACAGTGCAGCTTAATAATGATCAAAAGCGTATACTGGCAAAAGATTATTACAATCTTGAGGCTCTAAAAGAAACAGGCTTGATATCATACTTGTTATATAAAGAGTTGTTAGGTAACGTAGAGTTAGTTTAGGAGGCAGTATGGCTCGTCGTATGGGTCCTGAAGCGGCTTATGAAATGGCACAACGGACAATGGAAGAAAACCCTGGGGCCAGTCGCGCCGAAATGAGGGCGAAGGCTGAACAGATGGTTGATCAGTCTCGTATGCCTCTTTATGAAAGGTCTAAATTGACTGATATTCTTAACTATGCGTCTGTTCTGCCTAATCAGTTAGCAGAAGCGAACATTGGATTTAATACCCCCATGGGTCCGGCTGGAACACCAGGGTACATGAAGAACCAATTGACGGCCCCTATGACTCAGGCAGATGCTATAAAAATGAAAGCTAGGCAAAACCGAATGGAAGCGATGGGGCGTAACATGATGAAAATGGACCTCGAAAAAGCCTCACGCCTTCCATATGTTCCACCAAGTGACTCTGCCTCCATGTTGACAGAGCGACAAACGCCATCAAACCCAGGTGGTTTCAACATTGGATACGAACAGGTTGCCAAAGACATGGGCTACGACCAGACCATGACAGAGCGACAAACGCCATCAGCACCGGTATCCATGCAATATGATGCTGCTGCGTCAGCCAAGCTTGCTGAGTTGCGTGGTCAGTCTGCTTTTGATGTTGGTTTCCGCCAAGGCCTCGAAGACTACCAAAAGATGAAGGGCGAGTCGCCAAACATTATCGATGAGTTGTCTGGTTCCACTGAAGAGGCCAACCGTGCCCGCAGTGCTATCTTCATGGGCAACATGGCCAGCACCGACATCAAGCGTCTTGGTTACGCAGAGGCAATGGAGTTTGCAGAGCGTGAAGAGAAAACCGGTGCAGATAAAATGTTGCGCCAAGGGATGATGGAATGATGCGAAAGAAACGACCAGCAAGCATGGACGATAAACGTCGCATGGAAGCCCTGAACCAGGCGAAAGAGATTCGAATGAAGCGGGGCCGCAATCCCCGCATGGCTGCGCAACCGCTCAAGTCGAATGTTGAGTCTGAAATGGGCAACCCTGGTGTCACCGGTCAAAGCAGACTTCAAAAAAATCGCGCAGCAAAAGTCGCTATGGATAAGTTTGTAGCCGGTAGGTTTGATAAGCTTCCGCGCCTTAGTGAAGTTGGTGGCCCAAAAGAGGACCTTCAAGATATTTCTGGCCAGTTAGGCAAGGCGTCTAAGCTTCACGGAGATCAATCCAAGCGTGTTGGCAAGATTGCTGCAGGCATGAAGTCTGAAACAGGCAATCCGTACATGAAGCGAAGCAAGTCTAAATACGGAATGTAAAATGGCTCAGTCCGCAGATGCATTGTTGAAAGGGGGTATGAAAACCAACAAGCCCCGTCGCATCCGTAAGGGCGAGCCTGGATACGGAAAAAAGAAATTTGTTGTTGTCGCCAGTTCAGGCGGCAAAAAGAAGGTCATTCGTTTCGGTGATGCAAAAATGCAAATCCGAAGAGACAACCCGAAGGCCCGCAAAAACTTCAGATCTCGTCATGGTTGCGACAAGGCCACGGCGAAAAACAAGCTGACTGCAAAGTACTGGTCTTGCTTTCAATGGCGAGCAGGATCGAAGGTAAAGGGCTAATGCACGACAATTTTCTAACCAGCAGAATGCGGGAGCACGGTCAGCCAAACGCATGTCCTCGTGCAACTCAAGACCTCGACCTGAATCTCAAGAACAGGCAGGAAGCCATCGACACAAAGATGTACGGCCCCGCAAATCCTCAGTTGGATGATGCTGGTGATAATCAGCAGTTTTGGCGTCAATACGCCGAGATGTTCAATGATACGATCGAAAATGTGATGCAGATGCGTTGCGGTAATTGTTCCTTTTTTGATCGATCACCTCAGATTCTTGAATGTATTGAGAAGGGTATTGGTGACGAAGCCGATCCTGAAATGGCCGTTGCTGCTGGTGAGTTGGGTTATTGCCAAGCTTTGGATTTTAAATGTGCCTCGATGCGTGTTTGCAAGGTTTGGGCAGGGAGGGTGAACTGATGTTTTTTTATGATCATGCAATGTCTCGTGATGACTTTATGGATCAAGAAGAGAAGCCTGCTGGCGAGATCGACATGGTCGACGGCTTGCGCGCCATGTCCATGTTCAAGAGAGATTCTGGACCGCTTCAACCAACTGACATCAACCAAGAGGTAAAATACGCTCTGGTTTCTCATCCAGAGTGCATTGTAGAGTTGAAGATGGACGGCTTTTTGTCTGAGTCTTTAGTGCGCGAGTTGGAACAGATGATGAAGGACTCTTCTGATTCCATGATGGATATGCCTAAAATGACCTCACCGGGTGTAATTATTATCGCTCAAGGTAATCCTATGGGCGGTGAAATGTATGAGGTTGGAAACCCAAAAAAAAAATCTAAAAGTCGAGTAAACGAAGCCGGTAATTATACCAAGCCTGGAATGCGTAAACGTCAATTTCAACGCATTAAGGCTGGAGGTAAAGGCGGCAAGCCTGGTCAGTGGTCTGGACGAAAGGCTCAGATGTTGGCTAAAGCTTATAAAAAAGCTGGTGGCGGTTACAAATAATGGCTCTTAAAAAATCACAACGAAGCTTGAAAAAGTGGACCAAACAAAAATGGCGCACAAAGTCTGGTAAGCCAAGTATTCAGGGTCCAGATGCTACGGGTGAACGATACAAGCCTTCTGCTGAACACGCTAAGGACTCACCACAAAAAACTGCTGCTGATACTCGCGCAAAAAGAAAAGCGACACGAAAAGGAAAGCAACACGCAGAGTATGGGAATCCATCTGAAGATAAGTTTCTGGCAAAACATATGCGTATGGAATACAGTAAGAAACCCAAGATGACTGACGATGAACGAAAAAAAGCGTTGGCGATTGGGTACAAAAAATATGAAAATAGGAAGAAATAATGAGTGTAAATAAAGCAATCTTGGTAGGCCGTCTTGGCGTTGACCCCGAACTACGAACAACAGCATCTGGAACAAACGTTGTAAACGTTCGTATGGCTACGACCGATCGACGCAAGGAAGGCGATGAGTGGGTGCCTCACACAGAATGGCACAGCGTCACGGTTTGGGGCCGCACCGCTGAAAACGTCGCTAAGTTTTGCACGAAAGGTAAAGAGATTTACGTCGAAGGTAAGATTCAGACTCGCAAATACACCGACAAGTCTGGAAACGATCGTTACTCTACAGAAATCGTTGCAGACAATGTTCGCTTTCTTGGCGGTAAAAACGACAACGCACCAACGGCTCAGTCACAAAGCAACGGGTTTCCTGCAAACGATGAGCACATTCCGTTTTAGTCTGAACCATAGACTTCTTTTTTAAAAAGTTTAGTTAGTTTTTTGATGTATTTTCTTTTGGCTATCTTGTCAGATGGTGCAGGTTCATCGCTTATTTTTCCATCTGACCGAAGCTTTTTAAGAACCTTACTAAATTTTCTATAGTCTTCTTCAAAGTTATTAGGCATGTATAACTCCTATACTGTGTGATAATGGATGATAAGGAGAACAAATGTCTGACGAAAAAGATGGTTTTAACGATACTAATGATTGTGATGTCGTGGTCGATATTTCATCAGAAGTAGATCATATAAATAATCCACAGGTCAACGAATGGTTGAAGCCAGATGATAACGGGTTTCGGGCCACCCCACAGCAAGAAATGTTTCGTTTGCTAGCGTACCGGATGGCTCAACGTAAACGATTTTTTCGTGGTGAGTGGTACAAGGCTTCCAAAGCAAAAGAATATCAAGGCGTTGCTGTAAGTGAACGAACGTGGTCACGCTGGTGTAAGGAAGACGATCGTTTTCTTGGTTGGTTTTATGATGAGTTTCCCGAGACTTCCGATATTTCTGAAGAAGAATTTAAGATGATGGATTCGCAGTATTGGACTGGTGTTCGAGATGCCATGGGTGAAGGTGAAGAGTGGGCGTATCGTCAGTACGCTAAGACTCGATTTGATTCTGCCGCCGCCAAGAAGGATGCTGCTGACAGTGAATCCCTTATACAGCTACGCACATACTTTAATGATGGTGGTGGTGAATCGTGGAAAGTTGAGCCGGGTGAGGCGTAGTGAATGCAAACGATAAAAAGCTGCTTGCCCAGTTAGCAAGTCATCCAGGCGAGTTTATTGGTCGTCTGAAGATTGTTGATGAGAAGGGTCAAGAGCGTTCGTTTAATACACCGTTTGCTGAACAAGTCATGGCGTTACAGGACTTCTGTTCAGAGGCGGAAACAGTCATACATTATAAGCCGCGTCAGATTGGTGACACGACCGTAGCTACTGCATACAACTTTAACTACCTGTATTGGATTCAAGACCCTGCACGTTGCCTTGTTGTGGCTGACTCCTATGACTCTACCGATGCTATTTTCGGTCGTGTGCGTCATTACTACCGATCGTTGCCTGAGATGCTCAAGAAGCCGATTGAACGCTCAAACAAGCGCGAGTTGATATTTAAAGACAGTATGGCCGGTTTCCGGTGCATGACTGCGGGTGGTAAGAGTGATGCTCGTGGTTGGACGTATCAGCGTCTACATGCCGATGAGTTGGCGTTCTGGCCGAATGCTGAAGACGTATGGGCATCCGTTACGTCGACGCTTCACGAAGGCCCACACAAGAAGATTATTATTATTTCTACTGCTGACGGACCCGGCAATCTGTTCCATTCCAAAGTTTTGAGTGCGATTGAAGCAAAGCAGCGTGGAGACAAGTCTGTTCGCTTTCGTTTTTTCAAATGGTCTGACCACTGGGCATATCAGGCAGACGTGCCAGATGGTTGGGAACCAGATCAAGAAGAATGGATCTTAGGGCAACAGCACAACCTTACAATGCGTCAATTGTATTGGCGTCACGATAAGATTCATGGTGTAAATGGGATCGGTATTCGTCGCTTTAGGCGGGAGTATCCCCTTACGATTGAGGACGGCTTTGCCATTCATGACGGTAGTTGGTTCGATACTGATTATCTCAACAGCGTATTGTCTTCACTCAAGCCTGTAGAGGGTGAGTTGAGGATTTATGAGAGGCCGTACCCTGGACTAAATTACTCAGTTGGTGTCGACCCTTCATGGTGTAACGGTGGCGATAATGCGGTTGCTCAAGTTTTGAGTGCAGACGGTCGTCAAGTGGCGACTTTATCGATGAACCAAGGTGGTGAGATTCTGTTTGCTCAAAAGGCTGCTGAGTTGGCGATGCATTACAACAAAGCCAGGACGTTAATCGAGGCAAACACGGGTGGTGCAGGTCCAGTGGTTATTCGAGAGTTTCAAAAGGCTGGATTGCCTTTGTGGCATAAGCCACCAGCACCAGGGCAAGCGGGCAGTAAAACTCCCAAATATTGGACTACAACTCGCGGAAGTAAAGAAGAGGCCTATGCTCACTTACGTCAAGTTGTGAACGCCGACATTCTAACTTTGAACGATTTATCTACGGTTCAAGAATTGATGCATATTCGTGAACACAATGGAAAAATCGAAGGACAAGATGGTTATCACGACGACCATTCAGATGCGTTAATGCTTGCTGAGTGGAATCGTCGTAAAATGCCACAGGCTAAGGATATTCCCAAAAGAGGGACAAAGCGATATCATGCTCGCAGAAATCCTTTTAATGTTTTGAGCGGAGCGAAGGTATCGTGAAAGAAACAGATCAAATATCACCGAAACTTGTACACGAATTCGTTCGTTCACATGACCGCTATGCAAGAAGACACCGTAAGGATTGGTCGCTGTATAAGCACACCTACATGACTCGATATTGGGAGTACATGACTGGTGATGACATGCCTAAGCGCAATCGTCGCCTACGCGAGGTTGAGGTAGAGGTGAACCGTCTGTGGGGGGTAATCACATCGTATCTCTCGGCCCTGTATCCACGAGCCAGTCGTGTTGTGTTGGGTCCAGACCCTGCGGGTACCGGAGATCCTCAAAAAGCAGAATTGGCAATCAACCGATTGCTGGCCAGTCGTAAAATCCACGAGCGTGTCATGTCTGCCTTGAGGCAGTCTTTGTTGTATCCAGGCTCTGGTATAAAAGTAGGATATCATCACGGCCGAGGTAGCCCCCTTGATCGTGTGTGGATGCGAGTGATTCCCATTTGGGAAATGCTTTTGGATCACGAAGTATCAGATGCAGACGACGAGCGTTTTCGTGGTCATTTGTATTATCGACCAAAACAAGAGGTAGAAAAAGAGTACAACCTGGAAGACATTTCAGGTACGAGAAGGTTGGACTTTTTGTCTGGTGCCGACACCGTTGCTGACACGAAAGGTAGCCGTAAGCGGTATGATAAGACTGAGGACGACAACAACTTTGTTCGCGTTCTTGAGTTTTGCAACTTGGTCGACCACTACGTCGATCCTGAAAACCCTGATATTAAGTATGAAGGAAGACTTGAAATATATGTTTTGGGTCAAGGCGATGCATCGAAAAAACCGGTGTACGTGGGTCCTCTACCTTTCGCTCGCCATGATGGTGAGCCGATGGCGCACATCATACCGTTGATTTTCAACTATGAGCCTGAGTATCCCTTGCGCGGTATCGCCCATGTTCGACGGCTTATGCCTCAATTCAAAGAGTTGAATGCATACCGATCGTATATGGCGATGGCTACGCGGAAGGACACGCGTCAGTATGTGACAAGAAAAGGCACATTTAATGCTGAAGAGATGACTCTACTTACAGAGGGTCATGACGGTTTGATTTTGGAAGTTGATTCTGGATTTGAGCGTCCACTTGGCGATGCAATTCTGCCAATTCAAAACGCTGCCATATCGAGCAACATACAAAGCTATGTTCGTGACGTAGAGACCGATATCGAGCGTGTGATTGGCACAAGCCCACAGGCCCGAGGCATTGTGACCAAGGCTACCGCATTTGAGGTAGAAACGGTTCAACAATACACAGAATCAGAGTTTGGTTTGCATGCGACAATCAAAGATCAATGGTTGTCGAATCTTACTGAATTGCTGCTACGCACACTCATTGCGTGCATGCAAGATGATGGAGATAGTTCAGGTGCATACGAAGATCAGTCGGTTGATGTAGCAGAGGTTGGTGCGGAACCAAACGATGACGCGCAAACCGAACAGCCAGAAGCCGTAGAAACCTTCGATAAGCAAAAGATTTTGTCGATGGCAGAAATGGCTGGAATCGATGTTGAGTCGAATGACTTCAAGGACTTGGCTTCACAGATTACCACCAAGCGTGAAATCGATGACATGACCCCTGAAGAACTCAACTTATTGGGTCAAACTCTGAGTGGTCGTGCGCTTGATGTACAAGCGGCATCGGATGAAAAAGAAGCAGCACAAGTTGATGAGGCGCTGGCCAAAAATACAGCGACACTGCAAGAGCCGTTTGTGGACGAAGATGTTGTACCAAGTAAGGGTATTTCTAAGATCGATGATGAGTTTGAAGTTAGTCAAGAAACCTTGATATTGAGAGATCGAAATGATCAAATCGTTGTTTCGGTTGAAGACTTGGATGCCAACTTTGAAATCACTTTTGTCGAAGGCGGTCGTACACCACTCAGCGACAGTGTCATGCAGCAGAACTTGGTTGCTCTCCTACAGCCTTACGGTGTGCTTTGGGAAACAGCAACCAAGGGTGGACCCGCAGGAGTGTTCGCGAAAAACTACATGAAGGTACTTGCTGAACGATTTGATCTACCCAAGGACCTTCATCCAGAAGAGTTGGAATCTGAACTGGCTATGGAAAGCCAGGATAAAACTAAAGAATCTAAAGCTACGCCCCCTCAAGAGCCCGTTGAGGCGCCCCCTGGAGCACCGGCTGAAGCCCCACCCGAAGCGCCTGTAGAAGGGGCTGAACAGGCGACTGATCCACAAGAAATGATCGCACAGATTTCTCAGATGCCACCTGATCAGGCCTTGGCAGCTATGGCTGAGATATTTGGAGATAACCCTGAAGTAATGGAAATATTGCAACAAATCGCCGCCCTTCCGCCTGAAGAGCAAGGTCCTGCGATTGCTCAAGTGTTGGAGGCTGCGAGTGCCAGTCTATAGTTATAAATGTGATGGGTGTGGAAACGAACAGGACCACACATGTAGATTCTCTGATCGTCCAGATCTTATTGGCTGCTCTGCTTGCGGGCAAGATTCTAAGCGTGTTTTTAGGGTGTCGGTTGCTCAGTCAAATGACCCCCACAACCAGGCACCTGCTAAATCTAGGAAGATGACCGGCCTCGTCATGCATTTATACATGTGTAAAGACTGTGATCATCAGTTCGATGATTTGACAGATTTTAGCGCTGGAGAACATTTTGAAGATTCGCGCGAATGTCCAAAGTGTAAATCAAAAAACTCAAAATGGGTTCCAATGGCGAGAATAGATAGATTTAGTGAACAATTTCCATACTATGATCGTGGTCTTGGTGTAATGTTGACCAGTAAGCAACATCGTAGAGATATTTGTAAACAAAGAGGTCTTACGCCTGTAGATGGTGACTGGGACGTAGAAAAAGAATATAGTAAATGGGACACAAGGATGGAAAAAGAGGTAAAACAGTACGATGACTATTGTGATCGGTTAGAGAACCATCCAGCATTTAAACAATTTAGAATCGAAAGAGACAAAGGCATCATTTAGGAGTTTGTCATGTACGGATACGAAAAAGGTCAACCAATGGCTGAAGATCAAGCAGCCATGCCACCAGAGGCTGCTCCACCTGCCGCTGAAGCCGCTCCACAGGAGGCTATGGATGATTCAGAGGCACAACTTCAGCAGTTGGCTCAGTCTGCACCGGCACCCACAAAGCCGTTTACAGTCAAAGCGCTAAAAACTCTTCTGGATACTTTCAATCAAACTCTATCGAAAATTTCAGCAATAGACATGCCAAAGATTGAAATTGATTTTGAAGGCGCCGAAAAAGGAAAGATGGATCAACCTATTCCTGGTGATTTGTTTTTGCCGCTCGTTGCTATTTCTGAATTGATCAAAATGGTTGGTGGTGGAGAATTTGAGTCGAAACTTGGATTCGATCCTTTTACTATTGTGACGGATACCGACCTTCGTAAGGTTACCGCTTTGTTGAAAATGATGGCAAAAGACAAAAAATTCATCGAAGCTGTTAAAGAACTCCAAGAAGGTGGACCTGAAGCTGAAATGGAACCAGCAGATGAGGGCGGCGATATGGCGCCTCCACCCGACGATATGGGTGCTCAAGATGAAACACTTGCGTCAGCAATGCAGTAATAAAGTTGCATTGTTGCGAAAGTATTTTAAAAAATGTTAGATTTTAAACCGAAAGGAGATTTTTGTGTCAGACGAAATGATTGAAAATAATGAGAATGATTTACCGGTAAATGATAATGTCCCGGCTGGTTCTACAGGCTTGCTTGATGAGATGGACTCAGAGCAAAATGTAAGTGCTCCTGAGAACTTCGATTCTAATGAAGATGCAACATTTTCAAGTGAGCCAGCGTCCGTAGTTGCAGAGCGTTCTTTTGATCCTTTGTTTTCTGATATAGATGACAAAGAATTGAGCACTGATGCATTTTACGAAAACATCAATGAACAAGACATAAAAGATCTGCCGACAGTTGCTCGACGCATGCTTCACAACTTTCGAGTTGCATACAAAAACCACAAAACTGGTTTAGATGATTCACATCAAGCAAGAGTAGAGCAGTACCAGAAACGCGAACAACAGATTCAAAGTTTGGAGCGTGACTTTGCTCGTCGGCAGGCTGAGTTTGCATCTGTAATTGATGACCCTCGGATTAAAGAAGCATTGAAAACGCCTGAAGGCGAGTTGCCCGACCTTATGTCTGAAGAGGGTATTCAGGCCCATATCAATCGTGGAATCGCAGAAGCTGTTTCAAGCGTGTTTTCTCCGATGCAGCAAGTGTCGGAAGAGCAGCGCCAGAAGAGTCGCTACCTCGACTTTCTTGAAGCACACCCTGAAATGAAAGATGATGGCTTCAAAACTCAGGTTGCTGAGTTGGTCGCAAATCGTCAAAATACAGATGCGCCACTGTCTACTCAAGACGCATATGATCTTGTCGTTGCTCGCAATATGATTGCCCAAGAACGCAAGAAAAAAGAAACACAACGGAGAGCCCGTGCTCAGGCTGCGCGACAAGTACAGCGTAGTTCTGTGAGCGGATCTCCTGGTGTCGCCGAAATTCCCCCTGATGTCAAGAAGCAAGGTGCAGCTTCGATTGCTGCTTGGCTCCAGTCAAACCCCGAAGCTGCAAAAGCCTTTCTAAATAACCGCTAATAGGAGCCAAAAATGGCAACCACCGACCTTACCATTGGAAACGAACTGCTTTCCACAACCATGCATATCCTGATGAAGGACTTTCGTGACAACGTTCACGAATCCGTAGCCTTCCTTGATGCACAAGAACGTGTCCACGGTGCTGGAAAGCCAGTTCAAGCCGGTGGATCTCGGATTGTTGTGCCTCTCGGCTTCGGTGAGCACTCTTCGACAACTCGTATGCAAACTGGTTTTGAGCGCATTGACCTTAGTGTCGAAGATGTGTTCCAACCTGCACAATACGATTTTGGTCACGTTGTGCGTCCAGTCGCTATCTCTTCCGAAGAAGAAATGGTCAACTCAGGCGATGCCGCAATCCTTTCGATTCTCGAAAGCCGCGTGCTCATGACCGCTAACGCTCTCAAGCGTGAGTACGTCAAGCAAATCGTTAAGGGTGGTCAAGCTGGTTGGGACGACTGGAACACGTTGAACGGATTCGACGTGACTTCTGGTGACCACCAAGGTTTCCTTGAGCCCGAAGCTGTTGGCTCTCAAGGCAACACTGTTGGTAACGTAAGCAAGTCTACCTTCTCCAGCAAGACTGGTTGGCAGAACCAACGCTTCGATGGCGCTGGATCTTTCAACGCTAACGGCCTCGCGGGTCTTTATGACCTGTTGGTTGAAATCGATGCTGTGTCGCCTTCTGGCAAGCCCAACGTCATTCTTGCTTCTCGCGCTGGATTCAAGAACCTGAAGCGTGCTCTTCAGGCTCACGAGCGGTACGTTGATCAAGCACAGATTGACGGTGGACGCATGGTTGAAACCTTCCAAGGTATTCCAATCAACGTTGAGTACAACATGCCTAACGCTGGCGGAACCCCTGGTTCTACTGCTGATCCTATCAGCTTCTACTTGCTGAACATGAACGACATCTACACCCTGTGGGATCCACAAGGTTACTTCGACCTCTCGGACTTCGAGACTGTGTCGGGTGAGTACGATGTTCGTGCTGCCAAGCTTCGGTGCCGTGGTCAACTGATCGCCAAGCACCTTGGTTCCAGCGGTGTAGCATTCGACTTGGAAACATTCTAAGTCATCCTGATTGGGTGGGGGTCGTGTTGATCCCCACCCTATTTCATAGCCATATAGTCAAAAGAGGGAGGACAACATGGCAATTCATAAAATCGATGGCGTCGATGGTGACGCTAATTTTCCTAAAAAGTTTGTGACTCTCCGAGTTCGCGCTGCTGCTGCTGCAACAATTACCAAGGGTGATTGGGTGATGTTTTACCTGACCGATACCGAAAATGGTCTTGGTGGGTGTGTTACTGGAGCAACAAACACTGCCAACGGTGAAGTAAAGACTGTTGGTGTTATCACCGAAACGTTGGATAACTCGGCAGGCGCTGCTGAAGCGTTTGCGAACATTAAAATTCAAACTGCTGGTAAGTTTGAGAATGCCAATGTTGATGATGATGTTGCAGCCGGTGAGCCGCTGTGTGTGTCGAACTCATCAGCCGGAACACCTGCCGTTGGCCGCGCTCAAGTTTATGTCACTGGGGACGCAATCGCTCCCATTTGTGGTATTGCCCTTGAGGCTGGTTCAACCGCACATCAAGCAGATGTCATGATCATCGATCAAGGCTACTTCTAAGCCATAATCGCTACCGGACCTCAGTCCATTCACGGCTGCTGGGGTATACTACTTCAGCAGCCGTTTTCTTTTTCTGGAGCCTGACGTGAATCTCAAAGAAATCCGCGAAGAAATCAATTCCGCGTTGGACTACAACCCTGATTTGAAGCAATACAGCGACAACGTTGCTCGTGTAGTGAACCGTCACTACCTTCAGATATCGAGCCAGTACCAGTGGCTGTTTATGCAAAATCGCAAACTGTTGCAGCTTCGCGCAGATATCACCGGAGACAGTACCAGCAAGCTAACGGGTGATGGTACCCACTTGGTGACATTGCCATCTACTACCGGTGCTGGAGTTATCAATTTGCCACCAGATATAGTGGGCAAGACGCTCGTAAATACTGACGATGGTGCCACATATCAAATCACAGCGTTTATTGATTCACGTAGATTTTTGGTCGACGATATTTTTCCATCGGGCGAACTTACTACTTGGAAAATTGAATTTGTAAAATACCCAATGCCCCGTGATTGCATCGAGGTTTTGGGCATCATGGATCGCGGCATCACTACAAAAGAAACTTTGAGTTTTCAAAGCGACTCCACCACAACAACAATGACCGCCCCAAATGAAGGCCGGTTCATGTTTTTGGATGCAAGAAAAGAAGAAAACTTGTATCTCGATCGATCCGATACCGGGAATCCGTTCGTTTCTGTTGAAGAAATGCACGATAATATTCAGTCGCCTGATTATCCTCCAATATTCAATAATAGAATAGAGGAGATTTTTGGCTCAGTGCTTCCAAAGGTTGTTGCTCCATATCGAATCGAGTATTGCTATACATTCATCTATGCCGGAATGGAGGGGCCACCGTCTGAGGTTCTTGCTGTTGATTTAGACCCGAGCCAAATACAGCCGGAAAAAGCTTCGCCTACTGATACAATCATTGTTGGTTCGCGTAGATACGGGCCCGTAATTGAACTTCGACGAATCATGCGAACAGTGTCACACACTTTGGGGTCAGGTGACAATAACGGTAGAATGAAAAAGTTGTACCGTAGAATCGTCTTTAGCGATGAATACTTGTCTCATCCAGCGGCTTCTGATTACGTCATGGGTGCTGGAGCCTGGAGACATATCGCAACGCTTGCCTCGGATGCGACCGAATATCAAGATCAGGGCAAAGAAATTATTAGTGATGCGACAGCAGAAGATCCTTTAGATAGTACAGACCCTGGCGACTCTTTGATTGACCCGGCTGGAGACACCTTCCGCCTCGATAGATTAAACGAATCAGGACCACGTCAGTATCTTCGTTTTTGGAACACCCCGAAAAGCGATTACGTGGTTGAGGTGAGATATCACAAGCGACCCTATAGGCTCGTAAAAGATTCTGATGCACCAGAGTGGCCACCGCAATATCATCACTACCTTGTATATGCGGCTCTCAGAGACATTTGTATGCAGCATGGTATGCTCAACCATAGTTCGTTGTATGAACGTCGTGCAGATGAAATGCTCGAAGCTATGAAGGCTAAATATTTGAGTCGAACCGATAGAATGTATGTACGAAGAGGATTCGATCGCGCTATGGCGGATCGGGAGCGTTTCGGAATACCAAGCAAGGCCGAGTAAACTATGAAAACCCAAACATTTGAAGTTGCCCGCTTACGAGGCATAGACAATCGGTGGAGAGTTTCGGCTGACTCTGCGGCTGTAATCAAAGAGATGTCTTGGGATAATTACGATGGATGGAAAACTGCTGGAGCTTATGACTGCGTCACCTACAATGGATACGATTGGTTTGGTTCTGGCACGATCCACTCGATTCACTATTTTTCCAGACACAATGGAAAAACCAGAGACGTTATATTCGAAGACTCTGAAGGCAGGCTTGCTACACTTAAAATTAATAATTTACGTTCAGCCACTGATCCTTTTATTGTATTGAAAGACATTAATAATGTGGAAATAGGGCCTGAAGGTAACCCTCGATATGTACCAAAAACATCTGAGGTAAGCAGTCAGAGTATCACTTTTGGTGGTCGTTTATATCTGGTAAATGGAATCGATTCCCCTATTGTTTACGATGGACGGGTCGTTACAAGGGCAGGCTTTTTCGAAAAACCAGCAAAGCCTGATGCCAGCGTTGTTTATAGATCCTTCCACAATCAATTTGTTGATGAAGGTGGGGATTCCGGTGACGATACGCTTTATTTTTTAGGCACTCGCGAAAAAGGCCAGGGTCTCGGTAGTCTTCGGCCGACCGGCATGAAAGTAAAAAAGAAAATGAAGAAGACCGATAAGGAAGCCAGCGATGGCTCCAAATATGTTGACGGCAAGCTTTGTGGCTATCAATACAGGGTCACGTTCGTTAACAGTCGGGGCCAAGAAAGCCCGATGTCCGATCCAAGCGATATTTGTAGTTTTGAGTGTGCAAACGGTAAGCGTAGGTTTACTCAAATCAATATTCCTATCGGGAATGAAAATGTAGTGGCGAGACGGCTCTACAGGACGAGAGATATTTTCGATGATGACGGTAATCCGATCACCCCAGAGTCTGGTCGTAATTTTCATTTTTTGAAAGAATTACAAGACAACGAATCTACGGCAATTGAGGATGGAATCAGTGATTCGAATCTTGGCGCATTGACAGATCCAGAAGACTTTGGATTTTTCCCTACACAAGCCAAGTTTATCACCTCATTTAAAAACACGGTGTTCGTGTCGGGAATGCCCAACAACTTGATCAAATACAGCGCAGAGGGAATGCCGGAAGTTTTCCCAAGGGACAACCTCTTCGATATCGGAGACGCCGATTCTGGGGAAATCACTGGAATGTACGCATCAACGAATGCTCTTGTGGTGTTCAAGACTCGCGGAGTGTACCTTATCAAGGGTGATTCCAGAAACGGGTTTTATGCGCAGACGCTCAACCGTGACATCGGCTGTGTAGCACCCAGGTCGATCCAAGACGTTCCAGGAACCGGCCTCGTGTTCTTGTCACAAGATGGTGTTTATGTGCTCAAGGGCGCTCTTGAGAACACCGGTAGTGCCACTTCTATTGTAGAGTTGAGTACTCCGATTCAAACCCTAACAAAACAAATAGATTATGTTGGTGCTCGTGCGGCGGTTGGTGTCATCAACAGGGCGAATAAAGAGTATTTTTTATGTGTTCCAACGCATGGGGAACAAAATAACTTACTTTTAGTTTGGCATTACGAGGTCGGCGCTTGGAGTTTTCGAGAAAATTATCCAATCCAGTGTGCTGTTGAAACTACGGATGCACGATCGTACTTGTACTTTGGTAGCAATGATCCAGAAAAACCCGGCATCAATGTATTTAGTAACTTTTTTGTAGAAAAATATGGTTTTGGCTCTTTAAGCCCCGTTTCTGCTGCTCGTAAAGATTTTCAACTTACCTCTACAGTTGATCCTCCATTGTACGAAACAAGTCCTCTTTCTTTTGGTAGCTTATACTCAGGCATACAAGTTGCTTATATTAACTTATATGCTGTTGCGTATGGCAATAATGAGACAGACGTAAACTTTAAAATAAATAGATCTGAAACTGTATCATTAGAAAAAAATAAAGGGAGAAAGCAACAACAATTAAATGAGTTGCTTCCAGTTTATGGTGAAGCCAGATTTGATCAGGACTCTTGGGGATTTCATCGACCTATAGTAATACGATACGATGTAAGCCATATGCATGAATCAGTTACCACTGAATTTGCGATTCAATTTACACAAGACTTAAATGTATCAAATTTAACAAATAGAATGATGATTGTTGGTTACAGTGTAGATGCCAAGGTGGGCGATCAAAGAAACATTAGACCACTTACAGATGTTTTAGTATCTGATAAGAGATAATTATGGCTATAAAATTTCCTAATGTAGGTGTCAGGTCTGGCGAAATAATAAATCCAGATGATACTATTGAAAGTGTTGGTCAAATTATAAATGAATGTAATGGAAACATTGATTCTGATAATTTAGCCGAGCAGCCGTTTACGACAAGCTACTCTTCTCAAACATTTCATGAAACAAAAAGCTTTTCAGAGCCGAAGCCAAACGGTTCATTGGCTCATTTTATAGTCCCACACACGACTAGTTCATATGTAAAGCGTAGTAGCACTAATAAGCAGCTTGCTGGTGTTGAAATAGATGCAGAAACGGATGGCTGGGCGATTATAGACTTTAACGCGTGTTTTAAATGGAGAGGCACAGGAATAACCAACGCCGAAATGGCTCAAGATTTACACATGTCTTATTTACTAAATGAATCAACGGACCTTACACACTTACAGGCCGGAATAGGTTTGGCAAACTTAAGACTTCCAGCAGGCGGGTGGATGGGAGTAAGTGGCGAATATAGAGACAGCATGCATAATCCCAACTCTCATGGGGGTAGGTTCGACACACCTTTGCGTGGCAAAGACGGGCATTCTTCTGCTGGTTTCATAGAAATGAATTTTCCTCTTGGTCAATTTTCTGATGTCCCTGTAGACTTTTATTGCGTTCAATTTCGAATCGTAGTTAATGGAAACTTAGTTGCTGAGTCTGGTCCTCTTTTTAATGGAAACTGGAGAAACTCCGTATATCTTTGCGGCTGTATACCTTTAACTGCTGGTAAAAATAAAATAGACGCAGAGGTTCGTGGCTACACTGCGATTGAACTCAAGACAAGTCGATGTGGTGTCGGAGCAAGAGATATAGAGGGGCTACGTGGAGAACGTTTCCCTTTTCAAACTATTTCATCCGATGTCCACCCTTCTCCACTGCCTGAATTTGTATCAAAAGGCATAAAATTGGAAGACATTGACCCACTTCTAAATGTGAAAGGAGAACATACAGATTTAGACGCGGGAATAGAATGTACAATCGAAGATCGACATCTTTTGGTTCAATATAGGAAACGATAATGGGGCGATTAAAATTACCAAAAATAAATTCTGGCGATTTATTAGATTCAGAAGTTTGGAATGAGCATTTTAATGAGCAGATAGACAATTTTAAGATTGGATCTGAAAATATTGCTGAAGAAGGTATAAATAAAAATAAAGTACGATCAGGTGTTTTTTTAAACAGAAGCGGCTTTAGGGTTTCGAGTAGTTCGCACGACATTTCTGCCCCTGATGGTGCGACGGGCAGTTTGACCCGCGATCCGTTTATTGTTTCCAACCAACATTTTGTTGAAAAGTCTCTTGTAAGAACAGGGCGAAATTTTACAGATGATGGAACACAGGTAATTGCCAGGGCGTCGGCTGAAGTAGAAATGCCAGATTACGGGGCTAGAACATTTTTTCCAGGTGAAAACGCTACCGCGATATTAGGTTTGTTTTATACATTCGATAGTTCTCCCTCGAAGGATAGCAATTGGCGCTACTGTCAGGGAACCAAAGGGCTTTTTTCGCTGGTATTTTCATCAAAAATTCCAAGCGATTCGGGTGGCGGGCTTTGGATGGCCTCGGGAATGGAAGATGTTGGATATAGTTCCCCTGTAAGCAATCGAAATATAGAAGATCGACCCGATCTTTTTACAATGGAGCCGGCTGATACTTTGGGCATGCCGGATGGTACAGGTAGTTACGACATAACTGGAAACAGCAAAATGCCGTTTGATGGACGATTTTCATACTCCACAGCATTTTTGTTAAACTTCGACGACGTAGACACTAGTATTTTTACGCCAACAACTGTCAGTGGAGTTCAACAATTTGAGAAACTCTCATTCTGTATTGGCGGCTCTTACTATATTCCTGATTTTTTAGGAACCGAATACCCTGGTGACAGTACAGCGGGAGATGTTGGTTATCCGATAGACTATTACGGTAGAGGATGCGGTAAGGTAATTTATACGCCAATTAAAATACGAAATATTCAAACATCATATAGCATTTTGGAGAGATGAATGACGCTCAGAAAGTTCCCAATAAAAGGCGCTGGTGATATTTTACAATCTACAGAATTGCATGGTTTTAACGCTAATATATCGGCCGATTTAAACTATGGATTTAATGCGAATGATTTTGAAAACAGACTTTCTGAAAGTGGTGCTGGTTCATCTTCCAAGTCAGGGGTCATAGAAACCGCTCACATATTCAAACCTGAGTTTTACGGATCACCAAATCCTAATGTTTTAGGTGTATCTTCTGACACGTATTACAGATCCAGAAGCAACAATAAACTTAATCGTTACTATCGACACGAAGGCATCGGAAGCCAGACCATGTCAGGCATGGATTTTTCCAAAGCATTTGAAGACATTTCTGCATGGCAACCAATAGAGGGTTTATCTACAACCGTTTACGTTCCACCAGGAGAGACACCCAAAGCAACTTTTGTATGCGCCAGCTTTCATGCACACGAAAAGGGTGGAAAGGTGGGCGATCCGAGAAGTCAAATTTTAAGAGAAGGTCGGGCTACCGGATCAGGCAATAAAAAAGAATCTTTGTCCGGTTTTGATAGGGCAAAAAGGGCAGGTACGTATGTTGCGGGGTTTGGCCTATTTTTAGATAGGATGGATGGTAACGGGCCAAGATATGTTAGTGGCACCCAGCGATGGATTTTTGGAACCGGTGGTGGACGATACAGGTGCAGAAGAATGAACCATTCGATTATTGCAACTTTAGCTTCTGATACTGCTGGAGATTATGATTTTAAACTTAACGAGGGCGAAAACAAAGTCTCGATTCGAGCGTTTTATAGGCTTCTTTCACCCGAAACTAAATCTTTAAGACACGTCTATGTTGATGCCCGCAACCTTGTAGTTGACGTGATATACAAGTAACATAGAAGCAAGAGGACCCTATGGCCGTAGATGACGCCCTTACAGTTGGAGCAAGCACAGCATCAATGGCTGCTGCTGGCGCAGCGCTTGGGCCCATTGGTGCGGGTGTTGGGGCGGCTGTAGGGCTGACTCTTGGTCTGATGCAAAACAAGGCCCAAAAAGACGCTGAAAAAGAGGCCAAAAAGAGGGAGAGAAAGCAGCGAGAAAGGGCAAGAAAGGCTCAAGTTGCTTCAGAAGTTGCGCAGCGTAGAGAAGACGCACAAGCCAGAGAAGCAAGAAACAGGGCCATCAAAGAGGGTTCTGAGGCGAGAGGTCCAAGCATGGCTTCGGCAGATCAATTATTGCAATCATCGATGAGCGGTGGGCCTGGAACCCCTTATGATCAATACATGGCCAGCACATACGGTAGACCATTTTCGGCGTAGGAGAAGACAATGACGGAACAGGAACGAGAAGCGCTATTGCAGCAGTCTTTGTACACTGAAGGAATCGATCGCAAAAGAATTGGCCTGGGTTTTGGCGGTGACGTTGCTGAGTCTCTTTTTGGCTATCTTGGCGATAGAGCACGGTTTGCCCCCGATCCAGGTCAAGCGGCTCGATATCGCGATCTTCGTGCTGGTCTTGATCCCGATGAAGAACGGCGTAGGGCGGCGTTTGTCGAATCCGCCGCAGGAGAGGCTTCCGCCCGCCAACAACAACTTGTAAGACAGTTGCCGTCAAAAGTAGACCCTACGAAAGCTGCAGGACTGCTTCAAGGCCTTGCCGGAACTGAACAACAGGTCCAGGGCGCAAGGCTGACGGCAGAAACCCAAGCCATGAAAGATAGGGCTGCAGAACGACAACAGCGTGCTTCTGAAATGTCAGCCATCGAAGACGAAAGGGCCGAAAAGAAACTTGGGCAAAAGCTTGCCAGAATTAACCTTGCTGGAAATATTGTTGGTTCGGCGTTCAAGGGCGCTGCTGCGTTGAAACCCAAAACGTATGAGCGTAAGCTTGAGGACCAAGCAAGACGCCAAGACCAGCGCTCGACTCGACTTGGTGAACGCATTGAGAAAAAAGGTGCGAAGGTTCAGGACTTGGTGGCTAAGGGGATCACCCAAGAGGGCGCACAGCAAGAAGCAACGTTTGATCGCGCCGGACAGCAAGCGAAGCGACAGGTAGCGATTGGTCAAACGCAAGAAAAAGTCGACACCAAATTTGGTGAAACCACCCAAGAGTTGCAGGATCTGCGTGCAGCAGAAGCAGCCAAACAGCGAGAAAAAATGGCTCTGCAGAACCCCTTGCCTTACATGCCTAGATACATGCCTAGATACACACCATAGGGGGCTACGATGCCTTGGCGCAATGGCCGATACGTGCCAAGAGAAACTACGTCTCCAATCGAAACGCCCGTAAGCCCTAAAAAAATACAAAACATCGCCAGGGGCGCGTTTCAAACCACCAATTTAAGGTCCGAAAATTTTGAGGATAACTTGTTTGACTCGACGCTTGTTTCACGTGCGTTTGCGGCGAGTTCATTCACGGCATCGTTTTTGTTGCGAGTGATCGGTAAGTCAACGTTTACCGCTGCGAGTGGGCTTCGAGGATTGTTTGGGTCCGGCTTCGTCAACTCATCAATGATTGAGAATGGATCGATCACTGGTGCCAAAATAACAAACCCGATTAAGATTGCGTTGATTGATGGCGGTGCCGCAGGAAATCACACTGTGTCTGGTCTTACAATCCAAGATGAATTGATTGGGGTGTTTGAACAAAACGGCACTTCTGGTATTTTAACAGACCTAAGTACTGAGTTTTCTATTAAGACATCGGATACAATCGACAACACAGGTGGTACTGCAACAAGTGGTGACAAGCTGTTGATTTTTTACCTAAGCAAGTAGTGAGACAATCATGGCCGATTTGAGTTGGACACAAAAATTTAATGAATCATTTAGGTCGTCTGCATCGACGCAGATGAAGTCCTACGAGCAAGATTTTCAGCAGGTAAAAAGCACCGTAGATAAGCTGGATAGAGAGATTCAATACATTGATCGTCTTTTGGCTCGTGCAGGAATGACTAGGTCCAGTTCAAGATCAAGAGTGGGATTTGATCGTTTGCCGTCTTTGTTAAGTAACTTGAAAAAAGATCGAGCAAGAAACGATAAGATAATCGAAAAAGACAAACGTGAAATAGAAAAAGATTTAAAGGATTTGATCGATAAAAACAATTCCGCACACACTTTGTCTCAAAGTACAGACGTTAATGGTTATGTCGATCAACTAGTTTCTAATACAAAATTACTGTCTTCTTTTGAGGAAGAATCTAAGGTAGGCAAAGAGTTAGATATCTTTATAAACTCTTTGAATGGCATAAATGACAAATCTTTAGATATCGCTAAGGTTTTGATTTTTCAAAAAGTGCTACAAGAAACGAAAGATTTTCCACTATACAATTTAATCGAAACGAGAATCAAGTCGGAAACGGCTAATACAGTGAGTCAAATTTTTGGCAAGCCTGTCGATCAACCTGTTGACCCTTCAGGGTTAGCAGAAAGATTCCCGCTCATCGAAGTTGATCAAAATCAAAATTTAGATGAAGATTTTTTGAATCAGGTTTTTGATAGCCCTGAACTTCAGCAAAAGTACCTTGCAAAAACGTACAAATTTCAGGGCGATCCTAAATTAGAGGCAAAAATAAAATTGCTCGAAGATGCGATTTTTGATCGTATTAAAGAAGACTTTGGTGTCGGTGCATCTATTGACATTCCGGCAGAAAACGATTCGATCGAGGAAAAGCAAGCATTTTTGAATCAGGTGGTCCCTGGCGGATACACCATTGATGAAAACAATGAAATCAGAGTGGATGAGTCTGCCTCAGAAGATGTGCAGGCCGAAGCCGCCAAAAAGATGGGCTTGGATGCAGGCGAGTCTAAATCATATTCAATTCTTGCTGATCTTGGTCGCGGTACGGAGGTCCAGTCAGACCGCGAAACACGTGCTGAACAGAGGCTGGTAACTCGTCGAAAAGAATTGGAGACGCGACGGAAAGATGCGGTCAATGCTTTCGCAAAGAGTCGTAGGCTGAATAGACAAGAGTTGGCGCTGCTGGACCACCCCATTTTGCGTGTAACGGGCTTCAGAGAGGCTGTGGGCCTGTATGACGATGTAGCGGCACCCGAGGCTGCTCCAGAGCCCGTGGAGGCTGCTCCAGAGCCCGAGGCTGCTCCAGAGCCCGTGGAGTCCGATGCAACAGTATCAGACACCACAGGTGTTCCGATTATTCCGGCAGTTATCAATAGGATGACAAACGCAATCAACAGAGCAAACTCAGCCACAAACGAAGATATGTATGCTGCAGATACTGAGTTGGAAGATGTTGTACAGGGCTTCGTTACGCTGCCGGAAGACATCAAAAGTAAGTTTCCACAGCAGTTTGTTTTGGCTGCTTACGAGTACACCCAGCCGCAAGAAGGCAAAACAGATACGCCAGGGGGTAGGCGAAAGATCATGGTTGACGCCCTACCAAGTCTTGATGACTCTGCAATTACAACGCAAACAATTGGAGAGTATATCGCAGACGTATCGTTAGACCCCAACCAAGAGGCGCTTGTATCAACATCAGATATGGTTGATTTTTTGAATCACCCTGATTCGATTGGTGACAGGGGTGAAGACACGGGAAGTCGTTTGGATCAAGCGATTAGGCAATTTCCTGTCGGATCGATTGCATCAGAATTTAACAACACCATGGATATGATTAGCGAAGGAAACGCAAGCCGATCGGACCTTATCGATGTTTTTGAGAGAGCAAAGTCCTTGTCTCAACGAGAGCGCCCTGATTTTTTCGATACCAATAAATACGGACGATACGAGTCTATAGATCGCTTTGTAGCAGCTATGGATGCCGACAAGGGCGCAAGGGTGACCCCTGCATCTCAGCGTCCAACACAAGAGACACCACCTACACCAACAGTGACGCCTGAAGAAGATGAGCCGCCCCGAGACGATCCTCGGTTGTTGGTTGAAAACCCGTTTCGTCCTGGTAGTCGTAAATATCGGAAGTTTGAAGAAACAAAACGTGAACAAGATGACCGCTTGGCTGCGAGAAGGCTTCGTAAGTTTGCGGGCGAATTTGGTGAACGATTCCCAGACGATACTACTGATTTAGACGAACCTGTTCTTGAGCAAATTGCTTCTATTAGAGAGCCACAAGAGGCTACACGACTGGCTCGAAATGAGGCTCGTCGTCAGCAAATAGCCGAAGAAAGATTGCAGGGAATTCGTGGTGAAGATTTAGACACTGAATTGGCTGAAATACGACAACGTTCGGATCGACCAAGTGATGTTATCGGTGGCGGAAGAATTGCAGATGAACGAGATCAGATGTTGCAAGACGCCTTGCGTGACCCGTCCCCACTACCGTCACCACCACCGGCAGAGGCAATCGTAGAGTCAAGCGTGCCTTCTGAAAGAAGGCCTACACCAACAGGCGTTCCTACGGGAACAACCTTTGCAGCGTCTGCTGGATCAACCGTTACGCCTGTTGAAACGATTGCTCCTATTGGTGAAACAGTCGATGAAAGCGAGATGCCACCGGCTCAACGGGAGTCAGATACTCGAATGATCGCCGAAGCTGATGCACCCGATGTGTTTGTGGCACCTGAGTCTTATGATCCAACTCCAGGGCAAATCGCCTCTGATGATGAACTTATTCGCAGAGCCAAATCACGTGATTCAGTGAACGAAGTAGATGCTCGGACCCCCGATCAAAGACTATCAGATGTACAGTCCAGTCTACCTGTTGGTAATGTGCCACGGATCTCCGCTCCCCGTGAACCTGATGCTGTTGCTCAGGCTAGATCGAAACAAGCGATGCTTGGCGCAACACGAGACTTATTTTCGCAACTTCCGACTGAAGAAAAAGAAGGAACACTTAGCTACGATGAAGCAATCGAAGGTGCTAATGAAATTGCAAGAGTGTTCGGAAGGTTTGCAAATCCAACCTTTAACAGAAAAATGTACGACGAGATCAATAAGAGATTTTCACAACCGGAGGCTCCAACACCACCGAGAGCCGTCGCAGTAAACAAACCGCCCGTCACGCGCGATGGAGGGTTGGTAACGGATGCCGCTACAGAAAGATCAGGCATTGCCCACGAGGGTATTGATCTCAGAGCATTCGAAGGTGACGACATTTTCGCTATTGCTGACGGCACCGTGATTGCTTCAAACAACGATGAAACTCTTGGTGGTCGCCATACAGCAAACACAAAAAATGAAGACGGCGAATATATCGGGACTGGACCCGGCAAGTATGTTTACATTCTGCACGACGATGGTCGCATAACGAA